TTCTCGCCATGCCATTGAACCTGCTTTGCCAGATCGGACAATACAGACCACAGCAGCGCGTTTTGCTCGGTGCTTCGCTTTTGTTCTTCAATCGTCAGCACCAGCTTCTGGCCCGACAACAAAAACGGCTTTGCCTTCTGCCAAATGTCCAGCAACACAGCGTGACCTTGCTGTGCGTTATGCAATGTGATTTTCACGCTTCACCTTTGTAATGGCATAAGCCCAGAAAGCGCCACCGCAAACCTTTGCCAAAAACTGCATTGCAACAATTTGTGGCATCAGAACGCCAAACGCCAAAGTTGGGAAAACAACACTATCAACAGCAGCGCCAGCAATGTTGCTTCCATTTGCTCGTTTGAACCAAGAGCCAGTGATCTTTGCAAAAGCTATCCAATCAATCACAGATGCGGCTGTAAATGACACGGCAGAAGCAACAGCGATCATGCCAGCAGAAGGGTTTAGCAAATAAGTTAAAACGCCCGTCCCAAGAATAAGCCCACCCATTTGCCAAGCCTTTAGCTTTGTATGCAAGAAGTCTCGCAAAGCCAAATCCAAACCAATAAACAAAAAAGAATTTATTGGTGAAACCCAAGGGCCAAATTGTGCGATAGATAAGTTTGCTGCGGTCATTGCCAGTGCGTAGATTGCGATTGCGATTTTCATATCAATGTTTCCTGTATAGGTTGTTTAATCCATTTTTGTGCAGAGTTGTGAGATTCAATTCGTTGTCTCATAACTAATGCTCTTGCTTCTTTTGTTGGTGGTGGGTAGTTTCCATTCTTCCAATTGTTGTCAATTCCTATGTTTCGGCCAATGTTTGTGCTGTCAGCTGATGCAAACGGCAACTTAGTAAACACTTCAGGGTCAAGCATCCTCAATCCATGCAACTTACAAGTTGGGGAACCATCAGGGCAAACAGCGTTCATTGCCTCTGACATACGCCCCCACCATTTTGAATTGCCGATCTCGGCAAACTCGCCAGATGAGCCAATGCAAACTCGGTGGAATGTTCTTGCCAGCCAAGTGAGCCTAGTAATTGATTCGTGCATATGCCAAACAGGTGCGCCGAAAAAGTTACCCAAAGGCCAAGCCCTTACAAGCGCATTGTTATCGTCTTCAGTTCCATCAATCACATCAGGAATCACAGCAAAGTCGCAATTGGGCATCTTCTTGCACATAAATGCCCACTCGTAAAACTCAGTCCAATCTGTTCTAGGATTGCCACTTTTCCACGCACTAAATGCACCGTTATCCACAGCAAATGATTGGCAAACTTCAGCAGCAACACCAAGTTGATCTGGATGCTGAAAAGAAACAAAGCCATGCCCTGCCTGGACAGCCATAACAGCCGCAGTAGCCGGAGTAATCGGCATACCGTGATAATGAATCATTTGACAACCCCGATCATGCGTAAAGCCGCTTCAGGGCCATCAACTCTAGCCAGAGTGCCACCCTTCCAGTTTTCAAAAAACTCTTGCTGAAGCTCTGTTAAACGCTTTCTGGGGCCATGTTTGACTTCAACCAGAAATGTGTGTTCTTTGTATCCCACCAAAAGGTCAACAGGCAAACCGATAATCCAGACATAAGCGCCAGCATCCCGCAGTGCTTTGACAATTTCTTGCTGGTTTCCATCTACTCTTGCAGCGTATCTCATTCAAGTTCCCCTGTTCTCAGTTTGTCCATATAGCCTCGGATTCGATCAACCGAGCCTTTTCCGTAAATTCGTTCTAACCATTCCATTCGGACTTTTGTCAGCACCCGTTGCTTTGTTGTGTCCCAGGTGCGGAACAACTCACGCGCTTGGCCAAGCTCCATGATGTAGCGGTCACTTTCATTTGATATTGTTTTGCGGCTGCTAACCATAGGTGCTTACCCTAAGTCGCCAGTTAACTCCAGCGCCTGATTGATGATGTGAAGTGGATATGGCTGGCCATCACGCACAGCGTCCAAGATTCTCATTGCTTGCTGGTGCGTCATACTTTTCTCAGCACTTGGGTAATTTGTTGCCGGATGTGTTCAGGCATGGGCGTAACATTTTTTCTTTCGTTATCAAGCCGGAGCAAAACAGGGTCGCGGCCAGTATGTTGGGCAGGGACTGTTGTGCGGGCAACGTCAGCAGCTTGTTGGGCAAAAGATTTTTTATCCTGTACCCAATCAGATTTAAAGCCTGTCCAACCTCTTTCGACACATTCAGCAATAGCCCTGTTAAGTGACCACTCAGCTTTATCCGCTTCGCGCTTTATGCCAGCCAAAGCGGTAACGGTCATTGGGGCTTTCTTTGCTTTGCGTAAGGCCAGGAAATCAGACCAAACTTGTTCTTCAACATTGACAGGACAAACAGCGATAGCTGTATTCTGCTTCTTCTCTCTCTTTGTCTCTGTCTCTCCCTCTGTCTCTGGGATAGCATCTTGATAGCACTCTGCTAGCACTCCGCTAGCAACAATAAAAAAGCCTTTATCAATCAACGGCTTAACGCCATCTTGATAGTCTTTGGGTGTAATGTGCAACCGAAACACTAGCTCATCCAGTGAGCCATCAAAAGTGCCATCTTTTGATTCGGATGCTAGCAACCAAAGCAATGGTGCAAGCGCCTTGCTAGCAAGTGGCAAGCACATAAACACACGGTCATTTAGGAGGTCTCGATGGAGTTTAATCCATGGTGGGCAGCGGTCTTTGTAATGTTGAAAGACGGCCCAATTTTTTGGCTGTAAAAGCATAAGTTTTCCATTCACTGTCCTTCACTAAAAGAAACTACGGCAGGCGGGAAGGCTCGCTTTTCAGATGGGGAGCAACTCCCACCCTAGCCGTGTTTCAAACCACTATACCACGGTTTTAGGTGGTTCGCCAAAATATTGCTTAGTCCCGTCTGCATTGTCTTTCTTGTAGATCGTCCAGAGGTGCTTGCGTTGCAACCTGGACATTCTGCTGTGAGGGCTTGTTGTTGGCAGCATCCTGGCAATCTCTGCCGCTGTAACGCCCTCCTTGCGTGACAACAACACCTTCAGTTTTTCAAGGTGCGTCTTCTTCTGAAACATATTGAACATGTCATTCCTTTCGTTTGGGTGATCGTGTGTAAATCTTGTTCTTGGGCATTGCATGGCCAACGTGCCAGAAGCCGCAATGAGGGCATTTGTAAGCCTCCATTGGGTTCTCTCTGCGCCGACCAACAATGACCATTGCAAGCTCTCTGGTAGGCAACTTATCCTTGCCTGTGCATTGGGATATTTCAGCGAGTTTCATGCGCGTGAGTATGTTGTGATTTGTCTTTGGATTGTTTGTGCTTTACTATGCAGTGCAATAGTCGCCAGTTCAGTGCGAGAAAACAAAGTGCTGGAACGCGACAAATCAAAGGCATTGCCACGACTTTTTTTCGTGCCATCTGGCCACTTGTCCAGCTCAATGGGCGCATCATCCTTGACAACAACCTCGTAATAGACGTAATTCTTTTTGGCCGCCTTATCCAGCTCGGTTCGTAACAGCCTCATGTAACCATCTGCCAGCAGTTCATCCCGAATGATTGTGGGTGAAAAAGTAAACTTGTTGGCCATGTTTTTAGCTATGTGACGATGGCTCTTCCCCAATGCGATTTGGGCAAGGTAGATCGACTTATCTTGTGATTTGGTCAATGCTGATTCTCCTGTTAAAAAGTTGTTCTAAGGTAACGACAAGAAGCGCCTTGGTTGCAGCATCTGCATCTCCAGGGTGCTTAACATATTTTGAAACCAATGATTGTGCATAGTCAAGTAATGCTTGGCTGGCTTCAAATTCGGCATGGTCATGTGTGTTCATGGCACAAAGATTATCACCAAAAAAAGTTCCGTCTATTAGGGTTTTCCCTAATATACACACCTGTTTTTTCAGTTAACAATGAAGGCTCATCAACCAAGGAGAGTCAATGAAGACTGAAGCACTGAAGACTGTTCGCCGCTTGTATTGTGTAGATGGAATTCCACGCAACTTGCAACGCCACAATTGCCAGCAATGGGTGCGATCTATTCGCTTCCTAGGAGACAAGTGGCTGCTGGCCAAAAAAGTAACGAGGGCAGAATGATTACCGAAAACGATCTGTACGCTATTGGCATGGAATCACCAACAGCCTGGGCAAAGATGGAGGAGCTTTGCAAGGCACTTAACATCCCGTACCCACCACAACAAACCAAGGAATCAAAATGAATGTGTATCAAAAACTCAACATTGCTCGGGCCAAGTTCCACAGCACTGAGTTAAAGAAGTCTGGCCACAACAAGTTCGCCAATTACAAATACTTTGAGCTTGGCGATTTCATCATCCCGGCTCTGGAAATTTTCCGAGAGTTTGGGCTTACAAGCGTCATCAGCTTTGGCAAAGACGAAGCGTCAATGACCATTGTTGACAACGACAAGCCAGAGGATCGCATCGTTATCACAAGCCCCATGTCCAGCGCAGCTTTAAAGGGCTGCCATGAGGTGCAAAACCTTGGGGCAGTGCAGACATACCTGCGCCGCTATTTGTGGGTTGCTGCGCTTGAAATCGTTGAGCATGATGCTCTGGATTCATCCGAGCCGACCAAAGAAAAGAAAGTAGTTATAACGCCAGCGCAAGGCATTGCTGATTCTCTGTCACCAGAAGATAGGCAGTACCTGCAAGAGTTGGCGATGGAGATCATGACCTTGGATGGAAAGCAGGGTCTTGAGAGGATGGAAGTGGAAAACCTTGAAGCCGACCAGAAGGTAGCTTTGTGGTCAATGCTTCCAAGCAAAGTAAGAAGTGAAATCAAGAAAGCAAAGGAATAACCATGCAATACGACAACAGCAATCGAGGCGCTATCTTCAAGAACGAAGATAAGAAGCAAGACAACCACCCAGACTACAAAGGAAGCCTTGACGTTAATGGCGTTGACCTTTGGGTGTCAGGATGGATTAAAACGTCAGAAAAGACGGGCAAAAAGTTTATGAGCCTGTCAGTCAAGCCCAAGGAGTCAGCGCCCGTTCAAAAGGCTTCTAAGCCTTCTAGCGGGTTTGATGACATGGGTGATGACGTTCCCTTTTGATTAACGGGGCCGAAAGCGGATGCTGTACCGGGATGCTGAATGGCGAGCCTTCTTTCCCGCGCCATATCTGACAGACGCAGCGAGTAGGCCCCACCTTTAACCTTGGAGAAAATTATGTCATTCGCAGATGTGGAAATGAAAATTGTTCGTTGGCTGGAGTGTCGAAAGATCATTCCAAACTCAACGCCTGAAGTTCAGCTATTAAAGGCTGTCTCTGAGATGGGTGAGCTTGCAGACGCTACCATCAAAAAAGACCGTGAAGAAATCGTTGACAGTGTTGGCGATGTGATGGTCTGTTTAATCAGCTATTGCGCCCTGCAAAACCTTGACCTGGTGCGCTGCATGAATGTGGCTTATGACCAGATTCAACACCGCAAGGGAACGCTTCTTCCTAATGGGGTTTTCGTCAAAGAGTAAGTCTTGCAATTGTCACTTTGAACATATACGATAAATTTGCAGCAATCCGCTGTAACAGGAGTTCATCATGTATAAGTTTGAAATGACTTTGGGCTGGATGGGTAACGGCAAGATCGCAATCGAGACTAACGATTTTGATGTGATTGAAGTCCTCAAAGACTTCATCAACTTCCAAGAAGAAGAAGGCTGGATTGGTGCTTACGAATACAGCGTTATCGACTTTGACGAAGAAGAAGAAGAATTTGAAGACGAAGAAACAGAAGAATCCAAATAAGAAAAGTGGTTACACGGCCTCACTCGGGGCTGTGTACACCATCTCAGGGCTAATGATTAAACGCCCGACTTCTCCATACTGCTTAGAGTATGTAATCACCTTGGCATCTCGCCCACTGACATAACCAGACTTTGATGCGTAAGCATCAGCCGGAGCCAATGTGCGGTGGCGCTCAACAGTCATTAAGTTTGTTTCCAGCGATCTGTCGTGATGCAGGTGGCCCATGTGGGCATAGCAAAAGTCTGCATTGCCGTATATCTTGCGATATTTGGCCACAAAGACGTTATCAATCTGCTCCATCTTTTTGCGGTGGCCATGATGGAAAAATACAACAGTCTTACCATGCTCG